AGTTGCAAACTACCTGACAAAGGGGTATATGTATATGACGAACCGTGAAAGTTAGAAATCCAGACATTGTTTTGCGCATTTACAGCAACGTTTACAGGTGTGGTGTATTGATTAAGTGGTATTTGTACAAGCGGGGTTCCAGTTTCACTATATTTTACTAGTAAACAGCATAAAGGGTTAGCATAAGTTACCCAGCAATTATTTTGCATATCTGTTTCTGCAACAGGTGGTTTTAAAAAGAACTCATCATTATAAAAATCAATAGTGTCGGCATTTAACGGTGCAATATTTCTAGATAATTGTGAAAAACGAGATGCCTGATAATCTATTCCTTCAGGAGGGGTTGTCCAAGATCTAATAGGCCAGTTAACGCCTGTTGGGGCAACACTAAACAATAAATTAAAGTTAGGATCAAATTTTAATACAGATACAGAATTAAAAAGAGATACCCATATATTATAATTTTTATCCAGAGAAACATGAGCAGGTGTATATGCTGCTACGGCATTAATATTTTCTGGTACAGTTAATTGGGTAACAGAAATAGGGATGTTGACTGGTAGTTCAGTATTAAAAATTAATTGCTGTTGATCAATATTTAGAGTGTAAGTTTCTGGGTTTTGCAACACCCCGCCTATATTAACTAAAAAGCTTGAATGTGGGTCAGGTTGATAGTTTACTTGATTATTAGAACCCGTCAGTGTAAATGCAGTTGTTGTAGAGGTAAAAGTCTGTATCCAGTTTGTAGGGGGCAATATTGAAGGCAAGTATACAACATTCACCGTTGTATTCTCAGGTACAGGGTTAGCAAAAATTATTGTTTTATCAATATCACTAACAGTGTAGCTATCAGGTTGTTGTACGATACCGTCTACAGAAACAATATAATAGTTTGGATCTGCTGATAAAGAGGGATTATCTGTTAAGGGGAACGTGTCGACAGAATTAAAACTTGCTGAAGTCCAATGCATTATAGTTGAAATATATTTCGAAGGAAGAACCGGGTTAAATAATTGTATAACGTCGATATTAATATCAGGCGCAAAATACATTTCTTCGTTAAAGTTATTTGAGCATAGACCTGATTGAAAATTTTGTAACTGTTCAACATAGTTACGACCACAGACAAGAGGTGCTACTAAGATACGTAAAATGCCACGATACGGATCAATTTCTATAGAGCTAGGTGGTAATATTACACCACCTGCTTGAACAATGTAGTTTGCTGGGTTTGGAGAAAGGGGTGTTGGTTTATAAAAAGTAAATCTTGTTGAAGATAAGGAAGGAAGGGGTGTTTTCCAAGTCCAAAATTCATACATTTTTTTCTTGGGATCGTAGTCATTCAAACTAGAAAGCTCAAACGTTTTTAAAAGCTCTCCGGTATTTGAAAATCGATAAAGTCTATCAAGCTCAGCATCAGCGGCAACCAAATCATAATTTCTTGGATCTATCGCAACACCATATATACCCGAAAAACCTGACATTTCATAGTTAAAAGTATTTGTAGAAGATGAAGCTGGGACCTGAACTTCTTTTATAATACCATCAGTTAAGATACCATAATTTTTAAAAAAGTTAATGGTGTTGCAATTACCAGGGTCAGGTACTAATGTAATTTTATTAAGTGTATTTTTTTGGGGGTTTGATACCCACACTGAGGTGTTTGGTGCAAAACCAAAAGGGGTTGGAAACTCATTTGATTGCTGAATACTATCAGTATATGCTGTTGTTTGAGCTATAATTGAAGTTGCTGATACAGAAGTTAACCCTGTTATTGTTGTAAAAATGTATCCGCCTGAACGTAAGCCCTCTTTATCGGTGGATTGAAAATAGAGAGGAGCTTCGTCCACGGAATATTGGTTGCTTAATAAATCAGTAAGTGTGAGAGTAACAGGTGCTAGTTTACCTGTATTATTAGAAGCTGGGTAAGAAAAAATTACCTCACTAATTGAATCTTCGCTGCCTGATATAATTTGAGATCTATTGGAGTGAGCAGTAATTAGTACTGGGGTTTTAATTTTTTCCCACTGTATATAATCAATATCTTCAATATAGTTACCAGTAACTTTTAGTAGTGTTGGGGATAGATCATTTACTTGCCATATAACACCTGCACGAACGGTTAAATTGTTAGCATAAGAGTTATACGGGTATATACTTGAATCTAATGGATTGCTAAAGCTTGATGTTTGTAGAGTAACTGTTAATAATATAGGGCAATTAATAGTGGGATCTCCAGTACTAGATGAATCGACATAAAAAAATTCTCCTGTACCAGATACAGCAACAATAACACCATTTTTATAAACGGGTGTAGAGGGAAGTATTATATCTTTAATGGGGTTTAAATTTGTGTCTAAAAATTTCCAAGTTGGTGTTAAAAATTCCCAACGGTCTGAGGTATATTGGTAAGGAATTGATTTTGAATTCGCTGCAAAAAGATCAACTACAAGTGGTTTTTCAGGGCTAGAACTTACTACTTCAAATTTAAACGGTACCTCGGTTAGACGTCCTGGATCTGAAAACTTTTCAGGTATTTGAGTAAATCTAATATAATCTCTGTAAGCGAGGTCTGCTGTAATTTGTTGACTGTAAGTGCTAGCCTGACCGTTAAAATCTATGGCTGTGAGAGTGATGGTATATATACCTGGAAAATTATATACTTTTGTTGGGTTAGCTACGTTATAAACATACTCCCCAAGGCCAAAATCCCAAGTATATTGATCTACACTTCCTCCAGAAGTAAAGTTTGTAAACGCAAACTCAGTTGCGAGTACTGATCCTGTTGATGGTGTTACCGTAAAACTAGCTTGGAACATAATTAATATTCAATTGTTTCAAACACTGTAGGAGAGGCCGTTACAACTATTTTATTTGGTAGAGTTGTTAGATTATTAAAGAAAGGATATTCAAAGTACTTTAACGGTATATTATTTGTTGTTGCGGTTTTATCATTTGCAGGGTAAATTGGGTTCCATATAAACAGAGATAATCCTTCAATACGAACTGATGAGTCGTCAATTCTTGTAGTGAAAAAGGTTTCAACACCGTCAACTCCTAATATTTGTTGTGTTAGAGATCTAACATCTACAGTTTGTCCTAGTTTAACTGAATCTCTACCAAAGTACTCTGTAAAAATATTTACGATATCGTTTATAATTGATTGGTTGTCTCTACGGGAAGAGGTACGTTTAATAATTTCTAAACGACAAACATCTTCATCAACAACCGGATCGACTGTCAACTGAGAAGATGAAATACCAATACTAACAGCTTTATAAATAGGGTCTATAAAAACGGTTTCAGTGGTAGTCATTTTATTAGGTAAAATGGAAGAGTTAATTAATTCTTTTTGAGCTGGAACAACATAGTCTAAATTTTGAGATGCTGAACGAGGTACCACTAAAAGATAAACGTTATTAAAATTGCATGCATCTGCATACTGTACTTGATTAAACAGAGCTCTTTCAGTTTTTGATGGATCGTTAATTCCAATATTGTAAAAATATTTTAAATAACCGGAAACATAATCCCAGTTATTAACACATTTAATATCTGCTAATAGATTTGTAAAATTAGTACGGCAAAATACTTCATAATCTCTTGTAGTTACTAAACGATATTGTGAACGGTAATTTGCCGGAGCGGTTAAGCGAATATCGTCTGCTTCTTCTGCGTTCTTTACAGGTGTTGAATTAACGGTATTTTCAAAAGTTAAATTATTAATTTCGGTATTAGTTAAATAGCGAAATTGACTTTCAAAAATATCAGCTACAATTTGATTGTATTGTATTGTATTGTATTTTATAAATTTTGTTTGAGATGTAAAAGCATTAGGTCCAATTTCACCGTCAATACCTTGAGATACTAAATAGTATAGTGCTACTTGGTCTCCGGTTTGTATTTTAGAACCGTTAATATCATTACCAAATTTTATTTCGTATCGTTTATTAGAGTTTAAACGAATTTCATATTTTTTAGCAGAACCAGGCTCTAAAAATAAATTAGTTGTTTTAGTGTACAATTCCCATTTACCTGTTAATCTTGGCTTAACATAGACATCAATATTAAAATGATCAACAAGGTCAGTACCGGGGTTTAAAATTACTATTTCATTATCTTCCCCAGCTGCGGTATAAACTGGAAACTCTTGATAAAAACCTTGATATAAAAGTCTTTGTTGTGCGATTTCATTTAAACTTTCTGTAACATTTGTTGTTTTAATAAATGTTATATCTTCGTTAAAAGAAAAAGGTATATTGTTAATTACCGCATATGAGTAACGGGGTATAGTATAAAGACCTTGAGATAGGTTGGTAGCTGAACAATTAAATGAAAGAGTAGATGTTTGAAAACCAATCGGGGAATAATCTATAAGCTTGACAATGCGGTTAATGTTTTCGTAAAGCTGTGCTTCTGAAAACATCGATTCTGAAGAGTTTTTATTAAGATAGTAGATTAAAGTGTTATAAGAATAAGCTATAATATCAATAATTGAAGCTAAATTAGAACCAAGAAAATTTTGATCAGTAAATACGTTTTGCTCATTTAAACGGTCAATTATAAGCTGTCGTAAAGATGTAGCATCAAATGCAACATATCCGTTTTTTTGTATTGTATATTGTTCTGTATTATTTGATGCCATATATTAGGTTAGTTTTGAGGTCGGTAGAACTTGAAATGTTTGTTTTTTAATATCCAAAATAGTATTAAAAGTTGTTGTTAATTTCAAAGAAGGTACATCTACTAAGATATTTATAGTGTATTGATTGTTATCAGGATCTGGTTCAACAATTGTATCTCTAACCAGTACACGGGGTTCCCAAGTGTTGATAGTACCAACAATTTTGTTACCTATAATATCACCATTTGTTTGATTAACTGTAGAAAATAAATAACGACGAAGATTTAATCCGTATTCTGGAAATAAAAACCTTTGTCCAGGGATTGTATTAAATAGATTTTGTAAAGAGTTCATTATAGCTGCTAAATCAAAAGAGGCTCTAATATCAGAACCAGGTACTGGTATTTTAAACCCAGGGGCTTGTATTTTAGTTTGAAAAATATCTAAAGATAAATCCTTATAAATAAACTGCTGTTCAGTATAAGTGCTTGCTATCTTTTCTAAGCTTTTAATTTTAATAGCCATTTATACTATTATTTAGTTAACAAATTGCATAAATAATATCAGAATTATTATGGAAACTAAATTTGATGTATTATTTGAGAACTTACTGGAACGTTATCAACAAGGTGGTCTTATTATTGGAGATCGTGTTCGTTTTAGAAAAGACGCATTAAGTCATGAATTTTTTAAAGGGAAAGGTACAAACTTCCTTGATGTTGTTAAATCCTGTATGGATCCTAGCTTTGATCTAAACCTAAGAGTTTCTGCAATCAAGTCCGTTTACCCAACAACAACTCAAAACTATCGTGGTGGTACTGAATCACCTGATAAGATCTATGCTGATGTTATTGTTGAGTATGCTCCGGGTCTTTATCGTACCCCAATGACAGTTCCTATTGAAGTTCTCGAGCTTCAAGATGATGGCATTAATACAGGTCCAGTTCCTGATTCAGTTCGTCGTAAATCAAAAATCGAAATTAAACCTAAAAAAACAGAAGCTGAACAAGATGCTGATTTTGATATCAATCTTGGTAATAAAAATGTACAGCTTCCAGGTGGCACAAAGTGGAATGATTCCAAGCCAGGTGCCGGCAACATGCCAAAGAGAAAATACTAAGTAGATTTACTAGTTTTTTGGCGTAGAATAGCTTAAGTTATTCGCACACATTCTTTGTCAAATTTATGATTACAAACTATACCTCTGACCTGTTACCAGAAAAATTTCTACAAAAATATATCAATAAAGAAGTACCTTGGGGCTTCAATGGTTTAGGATATATTGTCTATAAAAGAACCTATGCTAGAAAAATAGAAGGTACAGACAATACTGAGGAGTGGTGGCAGACGGTGGCTCGCTGTATTAATGGTGCACAAGAAATTGGTGCTGATTACACCCCTGAAGAAGCTCAGCGTTTGTATGATTTAGTTTTTAATCTTAAGTGTAACTTTGCTGGTAGAATGCTTTGGCAGTTGGGTACTGAAACAGTTAAGAAGTTTGGTGCTAACTCTTTGCTTAACTGCTGGTACTGTAGTATTAACGATCCAAAGACCTTTCTCTTTATCTTTGAGAACTTAATGCTTGGGGGTGGTGTCGGTTTCTCTATTCGCAGAGAAGATATCCATGAACTTCCTAAGATTAAGAAGAGTGTATCTATTGAGCATCAATGTACAAAAGATGCTGACTTTATTGTACCTGATTCTCGTTCTGGCTGGGTTGAATTACTTCGTAAGGTTTTAGACGCTTATTATGTAACTGGTAAATCATTTAGTTACTCAACTATCTTGGTTAGAGGTTCTGGAGAGCGTATTTCAGGTTTTGGTGGTACAGCTTCTGGTCCTGGTATTCTTATTGAAGGTATTGAAAAGATTTCTAAAATTTTTCAATCAAGAGAAGGTAAGAAGCTTCGTTCTACAGATGTTCTTGATATCTGTAACATTATCGGTTCAATTGTTGTAGCTGGTAATGTTCGTCGTTCAGCTCAAATTGCTCTTGGGGACCCGGATGATTATCTTTATCTCAGAGCTAAGAACTGGTCGTTGGGTAACATTCCTAACTGGAGAGCTATGTCTAATAATACAATCTACGCTGATGACTTCTCTCATATTTCTAGTGAGATCTGGACTAACGGCTATATAACTGATAAAGAGACAGGTTTTGCTAAAGGGGAGCCTTATGGCTTCTTTAACCTACCTTTATCACAAAAGTTTGGTCGTCTTAAAGACGGTCCTATGAAATCATCTAAGCTTTATCCTACAAACGAAGATAACGTACTAGGGACTAATCCTTGTGCTGAAATTTCGTTAACATCTTATGAGTGCTGTAATCTGTCTGAGCTTTATCTTAATAATATCTCTTCTGTTGAAGAGTTAGTCGATTGTACTACCTTGCTTTATAAGACTCAAAAAGCTACAGCAGCGATGCCTTTCATACATGACGAGACAAATAAAATTGTTCATAAGAACATGCGTTTAGGTCTCGGTGTTACTGGCATCTGTCAATGTTCAGATGAGAAAATTGAGTGGCTTGATAAGGCTTATGAAGCTCTTCGTAAGTTTGACAAAGAGTGGTCAAAGACGAAAGGGTATCCTGAGTCTATTAAACTAACTACTGTTAAGCCTTCTGGTACTTTATCTTTGTTAGCTGGTTCAACACCCGGTGTACATCCTGCTTATTCACCTTTTTATATCCGTAGAGTAAGAATGGGTTCAGGAGATAAGCTCGTTGGTATTTGCCGTGAACTTGGTTATCATGTTGAATATGTTCGTGGGTTTGACGGTAAAGACGATCATACAACAGTTGTAGTAGAGTTTCCTTGTTATGCAGGCGAGAGCTGTGTTGTGGCAAAAAGTATGTCAGCAGTACAGCAATTAGATATTGTTAAAAAGCTTCAAACGTATTGGTCAGATAATGCTGTATCGGTTACAGTTTACTATCGTCAAGAGGAGTTAGAAGAGATTAAAGCTTGGCTGGAATATAACTACGAAGCATCAATTAAGTCAGTTTCATTCCTACTTCATAGCGAGCACGGGTTTGCACAAGCTCCTTACGAAGAAATCTCTGAAGAAGAGTACAGAAAGCTTTCAGAAAAGGTTAAACCGATTATTTCAATTAATATCGGTCAAGGTGATATTGAGAGCATGGAATGTGCCGGTGGCGTTTGCCCGATCAAATAAATGAATCTTATAAAAGGCTCATAATTTTAGCTTCTATACTAAAATCGGTAACTTCTCCATTTCTATTAAGGTATAGCATTGTAGGTATAGAGAATATACCAAAATCTTGTATTATTTGACTATTCCAACTTTTTCCATCAAAAAAATTTGGCCATTTAATATTATTATCTTGTATATATTTTTCAGCTATTTCTTTTTCTTCATCTAAACAAACGCCAATAATTTCAAATCCTCTATCTTTAAATTTATTGTATACAGTAATAAGTGTAGGTGTTTCAGCAACACATGTTCCACAACGCGTATCCCAAAAGTTAATAAGAACCACTTTATTTGTTATATCAATAACTCTTCCGTCAATTGTGGGTTGATTTAAAAGTTTATAAATTAGATCTATCATATTATCCCTTTATTATATAATATTACTTTGAGTAAGACAGCAAAAGTGGCCATCGTTTCAAGACAAGCGTGACACCCAACATCCTACACATAAAAAAGCCGTAGCTTTCATCTAGGGTAATTATTCGCTGTAATACACTCATTTTACAACTAGGGATTCAGGTGGGTATACAATATAAATAGCCTTATCCCTAAAATCTTTGACTAGGCAGTAGATGCTTTCCAAAGGTACTTCTTCCGGAAGGACGCTAGGGTAGTGCTTTTTTATAGCATCGAACACAGGGCTTCCCCCACAGAACGCTTCTACTAGTGGCGTAAATAGACCGCAGTAATAGTGGCCGATAAACTCACCAGCAGGTGTGAACCGGCTCATTATCTCGGAGGACATGCCGGCGAGCTTTGCGTTCACACCCAAATTGGACAATTCATTTACCGAGAGTCCATATTTGGTGGTAAGATACAGATCAGTCACGGTTTGGCTTATATCTCTGGACTCCAAAACGCTGTCTTGATATAACGTCTCAGACCAATGCGCTGCCAACACCAGCTTATTTGACGCCTTGCCGCCATCTACATACGTTTCTATTATAGAACCGTTCAGATCGGTGCGCTCTATAGACGAGTCGTCAAACCTTGTGACTACTCCTTTTATGGACGCTGTGTGAAAATCCCACACATCTTCTTGGATGTTTAATCGTTCTCGCTTCATACCACAATACCTCCTCTGACGGTCCCCGCCGTGATTACAGTTATTTTGCTCGAACCTTGGTAGTAGTTTCCTGTTGCGCCACCATCACCTCCCGTATACCAAGGAGACGCTCCGACAGCACCAGCTACTCCAGAGCCGGCGGTTCCCGCTGCTCCCGCTGCTCCCGCCGGGTAGCTATAGTTCGGAGTGCATGTTGCAGGTTCGTTGAAAATGTATAATTGGACGTTAATACATCTACCACATGTGAAATACCCTGCTTGGTAAGTTCTATTAGGCAGGCACGAGGGAGTATAACTTACAAGCGCCCGGGAAGCCCCAGCACCGCCACCACCACCACCACCGCCTCCAATAATACCATTATTGACTACTCTGATATTAGACAGGGTTCGTAGCGCAGTTCCGCCCGGTGATCCGGAGGCTCCATTGCTATTAGCAAAGCTATCGCCGCCGGCGCCGCCAGCACCGAAAATGTTTCCGTTGTTAGTAATTTGTACAAAATCTGTATCTCTTAAAGCACTAACTAAAAAAGCGGGAGTTAAGGTTGAGGTTGAACCAACTGTAACTCCGCTATTTATTGTTACAAAAACTTTTAACCTCTTTGTGCCATTCCAACCGGTAGCGATTAATTCATTGTATAAATTGTAGTCATTAACATTACTTGTTATATTAATAACTCTTGTTAATGCTGAAGATGCTATAGAGTTAGAAGCTCCAAATATCATTGTTATATTATGAAATTAAATCTCCGACAAGTACCCAATTATTTGCACTAACGTAAATAGCTGTAGCCATTGACCATTGTTTGTACAATTTAGTAAAATTGTCAGGGTGACGAAGGTTGTTCCCGGCACCAGTGGCTGCAAAAACTGTTTGACCTGTACCTATTTGTAATACTGAAACTTGGGAACCAACAGGAAGAGTATTTGGTAAATTTATTGTATTAGCTACAGAAAAATTTGTTAAAACAGTTTTTCCAGCATCGCTCGCAGTTATAGTATATGGATTGGTTGGAGGGGTAGTGTATACAGCTGTAGAGGATAGGGTATTAATTGCTGTAGTTAAATTGGTATCAAGATTAATAATTCTTGTATCAAAATTAAATGCGTTATTATTAATTTTAGCAAGGGAATCCCCTAAACACTCAGCAGGTGAAATAAACTCGTATGCCATATAGATTATTTATCTTCTTTTTCCTCTATAACAATAGATTCTATAACTTCAACAGGTTCATCTTTAACATCGTTTAAGAGCTGTTTAAAGATTTCTTCTCTTGAAGCTACTAAATTCACTGTATTATTTGTTACATTGTTGCCTGGTAACATTCCTGCTACAGCTTTTTTACCTTCAATATCAATAGCTTTAAGTTCCTTATCAGTTTTAGCTTTTTTATTCTGTAGGTTAATTTTATTAAGAGCCTCAATAGCTTTTGTTGTAGAAGAGATAAGTTCAGAGAGAGCAGCTATTTCATCAGGATTTTGTCCTTGTACAATAAAGTCTTTTAGATCACTAACAGCTCCGAGACCAGCATCAATTAGCGTACCGGTTTTCTGTAAAATGTAATCGTTAATATTATCTTCAGTAATTTGGGTAGGGGTACCTCTCGGGACAGACTTAGCAGTTGTTTGCTGAGGGAATGAAAATGAAGACAGTTCGTTTAACAAAGTATCTATATCGGACATTAAAGATAATTAAGCTTGTAGTTGCTTTTGTTAAACTTTCAATTATTATATCTAAATGGAAACTATAGTTAATACTATTAACGGAACATACATTGTTCCTGCTGACAAACAAGATCAATTAATTCAATGGCTAGAAATTAATGCCGTTAGACCCGGTCAAAGACCAATTGGAGAAATCAAAGAAGGTCAGTATACTGGACGTCAATTAATCAATGAGTAGATCAGTTACAATTTATACACCGGCTAAAGAGGATAAAGTTCTCTTTTATAAAACCCGTCCTGATGCTGTTCTTCCTGAACGTAATCATAAAGAGACTCTTACTGGAGATTCAGGCTATGATATAACAGCTGTTGAAGATACAGTTATTCCTGCGAGGGGTGCTGCTGTAGTACCTGTTGGATTAAAATTAGCCTATCTTCCTCCAGGGTTTTGGATTCGGATTGAATCCCGTTCTGGGCTTCAGTTTAAACACGGACTTCAAGCCTTCAACGGAATTATCGATAACTCTTTCAGGGGGGATATGGGTATTCGTATGCTCAATCATACCGATATTGACTATACTGTTAAAAAAGGTGATAGAGTCGCGCAATTAGTTCTTTATCCTTTAATTGCTTTAGAATCAGGCTTTGCTGAAGAGGTACAAGAGACTCAACGCGGAGAAAAAGGCTTTGGGTCTAGCGGAAGATAGTATATACTGTATACATGTTTAATAACCTATACGTAGAGCGCTACCGTCCTAAAACTCTAACTGACATTGTTCTTACTAATGAAGAACGAGCTTACTTCGAGTCATTAAAATCAAAAGATGAGATTCCTAACCTTCTCTTTGCGGGTAACCCCGGTACCGGTAAGACTACTCTCTCTAAGATTATCGCAACTGATATCTTAGATTGCCAGTACCTCTATATTAACGCTTCAGATGAAAACGGTATTGATACGATTCGCTCTAAGGTTATCGGGTTTGCTTCTACGAAGTCCCTAGACGGTAAGTTAAAAATTGTTCTCTTTGATGAATGTGACGCACTTACTCTAGATTCACAGAAAGCTCTTCGTAATGTCATCGAAGAGTATTCACATAATACGAGGTTTATCTTTACCTGTAACTATCTCTTTAAGATTATTCCTGCTCTGCAATCCCGATGTCAGATCTTCAATCTGACCCCTCCTCTTGATGGAGTATTGAACAGAGTAGTAGCTATACTTAAAAATGAGGGAATCGCTGTTCCTGATACCGAGAAACCCAAGCTCGTAGAGCTGGTTAGATCGGGATATCCTGATATGAGACGAATCATTAATGATATTCAAAAGTTCTCTTTTACAGGAACTTTAATCATTAAGGGTAACCAAGTTAAGGGTATTGCTAGTAAAGTTATAGAAAAGATTAAAGCTAAAGTGTCACCTCAAGAGCTTCGTAAGTATGTGATTGAAAGAGAACAAGAATTCTCTGGAGATTATCTTCAGCTTCTTAAAGAGATGTTTGAAGTAATGTTCGAAGCTGATTCAGATGCTAATAACCTTCTTATAATCTCAGAAGGTATGTACAAGGATGCTATTGTAATTGATAAAGAGATTAACTGGTTTAGTACCTGCCTAAGACTTTGTAATTAGCGTCCACAGCAACGACCACTTCCCTTAGGGGCACCACCAACATGTTTTGTAGAATTAACAATAGTTTCAGGTTTATAAGCAGGCTCTGTAGTAGGTGGCTTTGATGTTATAATAAATGTATTGATATCCTGCATAGCTTGAGACTGGGACGGATAAGCTTTTGAAGTATAAACAGATTGATTAGTATTTGCATCGTAAACTGTTCCGGTATACATTCCTTCGTTAACCTGTAAAGAGGTAAAATATTTCTTCATAAAAATAATTATCTACTTAAAAAACTAGATCCAGAAAACAAAAAATCTTGTATACTTCTTTGAGGTCCTACAAGACGGTCAACCTTTCTTTCTGTAGTTCTTTGAGCAAGTGTAGTAGATTTATGTCTGTGTATTTTAATTGCTGTAATGTTGTTGTAATAAGCTCCATTAGTAATAGTGTGAATTACATTAATAACATACCACTGCCCGCATAATTTATTATCAAAAGTATTATCTAAACTGCCTTCAGGTCTATCAATACCAATAAATTTACCAGATTGTCTTAGAGTTAATCCTGGTACTGTAAAATTAATACAGGTGTTTTGAAATAACCCTGTATGAAGCAGTTTGTAAAGTCCTGAAATAGCTCTAATTTCTGGTTTAGTGGAGTCTCCTTCATTATTAAAAACAGGCATTATGCTTAAGTTATTTAACTTAGAATTGTTTTGTATGTTTAACAAAAAGTTGTTACCGCCACTTTTATTGTTAGTATATAGTTTATCTATATAACGGTTTTGAAATAAATTTTGAGCTGTTACAAAATTATGATTTTTAAATTCTATATTATATTGACGTCTAGCAAAATCAAAAGAATGTACACTATAAGAAATAAAATCCCCAGCGTTAACGATTGGAGATATGTCAGTTAATTCATAGCTAGTAATAAAACTATAATCTCTTAAAGTTATATCTCTTGTAGAGTTGAGATTTGGATTTCTAGGGGCTCTATACATAGGTATACCGCCTTGAGTTTCTTCTTTTGCATCCGCATGCAAGTAAAAATGTTCTATTTGATCTTCACCAGGCTGATCCACCCCCGCTCTACTAAATATTTTACTAAAAGGTGTAAGAGTAAAAAAACTTAAACCGTCAGTACTTCTTTCAGTGTTTAGTAAACAATAATCAGGCATACCTGATTCTAAAGTTGTAGAACTAATATGTCGAGACTTAAGGTACTCTAAATCTTCAAAACAGTTATCAGAAGCTCCGGATGTATAAAAAATAGTACGACCACCTATATCCCAGTACTTATCAGGGTTTACATCTAGTCCTGTTTTAGCTAAAATAGAGTTATTATCTAAAGAAGCTTTAATAATTTCATCAATTGCAATACCAGTTTGTATCGATCTGTTTTCGTCAGTTAATATAGTTGCAATATCTGTTCCGTCAGTAGGAGTTAATTTACTGATAGGGGAGTTCGGAGATAGGGCAGTAGAGTATTCAACATTTTTTGTTAACATTATTTGATAACGTAGATCCCAAAAATAAAGTTTTTTAAATTTTTTATATTTTTTTGAATCAGTATTTCCACCGGTTTGGGGCGTAACATCTTCTATTTTATAAATTGAAAATAAATCATTTATCTCCCATAACTGACGATTTGTATTAATGTTTCCTGAGGGTAAACCTGCTATACTCAAATCTCGAGGTATAATACGAACACGTAGTAAGTCTTCCCCGTCGTTACGGAAAATATAATTGTCTTGTTCAATTATTTCATTAGCATTATATAAAGTTAGAGTGCCTTGAGTAATCCAATTAGCTATTGTTTCTTCAATAGATAATTCAACAATAGCAGTAGGTGCTATCGAATAAATTTGACTACCGTTAGTTATAAAGATTTGTATTTCGTGTAAGTGCCCGTTTAAGGCATACTCAGTGGTTCCTAAGCTACGATCTAGAATATTTTCATTGAATGTTTCGTAAGATAGGGGGTTGCCATTAAATGTAGGTACTTCTTGAAACATATTTTATATTTTATTAATTTGTCTAATTATCTCTCGTACAACATTGAGACTAGGTATTTTTAGTGTAGTGCTTGGTTCTAAGGGTTGTATGGGATTAATAATATTATTTGCTAATGCAATAATCCACCATGTATGTATAGTGCCGAATAGCTTATATGATATATAAGGAAAAGTATCACCTGGTAACACTGTGTATGTTGAAAAGAAAGCATCGGGTAGATTTTGTGGGAAATTTATAGTTTCTAATAAGTTATAATAATATCTATCGTCTTGATCTTGATAGACATTAAAAATGTTTTCATATCTTTCTTCTGCTAATTTTGGTAATTCAGATATTTGATTTTGATACATAATATTATTTAACCTCCGAATAAATCGGGTGGTGTTACAATGGGTGGAGCAGGAGGAAGATCAGTAAGACCTGGTATGCCTTCTGGTATAGGTTCGAGTGGATTATTGTATCGCCAGTCGGGAGGTCGATATCTTTTGTTGTCAGATTCAGGAGTTTCATCAATACGTTCTGCGCTTTGTAGGCTCCGTGTAAGGTTACCTTTTGATCGCTGACATAAAGAGCTCATAAAGTTTTTACTCGGTATAAAAAAATCTGTAACAGTCATATTAACAATATAGGCATCAGGAACGTTTACATCTTTGTTTCCTCCTTCTAAAGGTAGTGTTAGTTTGCGAATATTACCTACGTTTAAAATTTGTAAGTTATTTACGTAACCGGCTTTAGAATAATGAACACCGGGTATATCTATTTCGTAAAATACTGGGGGGATACCTGTGAATAAGTTACGTTTGTTATATAAGTTTTGATAAGTTAACAAATGACATAGTTCCCAGTTTTTAATAATATTACTATACCAAGCTGTACTTTCCGGTTGAGAAATAATATTGTATAAAGGAAAAGTTATATTAAAAGATCTAGGAACCGTTGTTGACCATATATGTGGTTTATCAATTGCTGGGTCTTGCATATTTGCAATCGGGCTTTCAAAACCGATTTGAGCTGTTTCTAAAAATTTAGATAGTTCTAAACTTCTTTCGGCTAAACTTTTAGCAGCTTTTGCAACAGGTGCAACACTTTTAAGTGTAAAAACAGCAGCTGCTCCTAAAATAGCCCCGATGGGCGCAAGTGCCCCGGTCGCAGTAAGAATACCTGCTCCGGCACCTAGAGCAGATGCTAGACTGCCCCCTATTCCCATAACTCCACCAGCTGCGCCATAACCAGCTACTATTTTTTGTAGAGCTACTGACTCTTGAAAAAACGGTTTTGCTGCCCATGAGTTACTAGTGTTCAAATATTCTTTTGCGAAATATGGAATCTTGTAAGTAAAGCCTGTTGGGTTTATATGATCGTATAAACCTTCGTATAGATTAGTACCGCTTCCATTTAAAGTAAAGGGGTTTAAAAACGCCCGTTCAATATCATTTATATCGGTTATAGCTCTACCATAAGCTTTAAATAATTGATTTAAATAACTATCTAACAAATAATATTCGGTTAGTTTTATATAGGGTATTTCTTTTGAAAGAATATTTGTTAAAGGTGTAAGAGT